AATGTTCACCGCCAGCAACAATATTGCTCCACTGGTCAGAGGGTGAAAGATACACTTTCATAAAAATCACTCCTTGTGAACATAGTATCACGTTTTGTGAAAAATGTCAATAAAAAACTTTGTGTTTTGTGCAAGTCCACGAATTGTGCATAAAACTGTTGACAAGTCTGCAATATGTGATATAATATCCACAGAAGGAAGACAGAAGGAGGTGAAACAATGTCAACTACGATAAAAAAATACAGGTTAAAAAAGGGGCTTACTCAAGAAAATTTGGCTAATTTACTGAATGTCAGTAAGTCTACTATTGGAATGTGGGAAACAGGAGCAAGAAAACCCGATATCATAAAGCTGAAGAAATTAGCTGTAATATTAGACTGTTCAGTTGATTCCTTACTCAGTGAAATATGAGCTCCTAAAAGAAACTATAGCAACAACCGGAGGAGGTGAGGACATGAATCTGAGGCATATAAAAGAAAAAATCGAGGACAAAATGCTTGACCCCGATTTTACAAGTAAAGTATCATTGGCAGTTTCTATCGTGTCTCTTGTCGCTGCCGTACTTGTTCTGTATGTAAAATTAAAATACAGAACCGTATAAAGAAACCAAAGATATGAGCAACGATAAAATTGAAATGAAAATAGCTGCCCAAGAGCGAAAATTTGAAGTCTTGAAATCTGCATAGTCTTCACAAGCAATTGTGCCGCTGTTGGTAATAACAAGCTCAGCTGAACACTGGCGACTACTGTCACGCATAATTTTGATTTGCTTATGCTGTAGAAAACCTTTTTCCAAAAGAATGTCGGATATGTCATTTTTAATGGCAAAACCGTCGCTTTTGTAAAATTGTTTCAAGAGCTTATATTCATCACGGGAGATGTACAATGATTATCGCACCTTTCTATTTTTGTTTTCATTGTATCACAAGCGGAAAGGTTTTGCAACAATCTGAGGAGGTGAAAACATGGAAGCCAACATTGAAAGAGAATGGGAAGAAAAGTACAAGCCTGCTATTCTCCGGCATAAGAAAGTGCCAAAGGAGATAGTAGCCGATTTACTTGACGTATCAACACAGACGGTTGATGATATGCTTCGCTCGGGTGATTATCATTTTGGCATTGCACGGCATTGTGCAGGCGGTAAATACAAGTATGAGATTCATCCATTGCGATTTATAGCGTGGTACGAAGGAAGGTTACTTTAATAAGGAGGTAAAAATGAAAATATCTAAGATTATCGCCTACATAATCGCCCAGCTCCTGAGAGCGTGGGTAACAGCAATGGCGGCGATTGCAATCTACTGCCCGATGTCAGCGTTAGCATACGCCGAGCGTGGATACCTTGCTGTCGGCGGCGAAATGCTCCCCGTAGCGATGGTAACTGTTGCGGTGTGGTACGGGGTGGGGTGGCTGATGCGGGAGTGGTACAAGGGCACACTGGCGATGTTACAGCTTAGGAGGGAGCATAAAGAAGATGAACGATCTGGAAGAAGTCGTAGCCGAAGCAAGAAAACACGGAATGTCGTACGGTAAGTACGTTATGCTAAAGCAGGAGGGACAAATGACACAGGAATTGAAAGAATCAATCATAACAGACTACGAAAGCGGTCTGAGTGCTAATGAGATAGCGGAGAAGTACAAGATCAACCCGATAACAACCAAAAACAACATATCGAACTGGAGGGAAAAAGGCTTGATCAAGTCTGTTCCGGTAGCAGAACCGAAGAAGCCGGTAGAAAACAACGAGCCTATCCCTGCACCTGTTGACAACATTGATATGTCGGCAATAGCAAGGCTTGAAAAGTTACAGCGCCTTGTCAGAGTATTTGGCGATGCAAAGATTGACGGTGTTTTTGCAGACAATGTCGAGAACACATGTGATGTAAGGCTTACGTTAAGCGGCAAGCGATACATAGTGCAGATGAAAGAGGTGCGATATGAAGTATAAGGTAACAGCTACGTTTGATGCAATAAACGAGGCAATGGCGCTTGTCGGTGTTGTCGATGAGGTCGAGATGATTGACGAGGAGGACGAAGACGATGTATAAATGCGAACGTTGCGACTGGACAGGCTCAGCATCAGAGCTTGGACACTACACCGAGTATCGTGGCGAGTGTCACGGCGCGCCGGCTTGGGAAACATTACCGTGTTGCCCGGAATGCGGGTACGATGTCGAAAGCATCGAAGAAGAATAAAAAAAGAGCTCCCCGGAGGGAGCAAAGCAAATTTTACACAACACCAGTATAACACTGGCAAAGGAAAAAGTCAATGGATATGAAAGAAAAACTTACAGCTGAGCTGACAGACGCAAAGCTCGGCAAATACGAAAACGTTGTTAAGCCCTATGTGCTTGACGAGATCTGCATTTTTGCAAAGCAGAACAGCGAATTTGCACAGGCTATAGAGCAGTCGGACAAGTCTTTTGCCGACTGCCTAAAGGCAAGCGTTGCAGGAGCTAAGGAACACATATCCGATCTCGATTGTTACAAGCGTGCAGTAGCATTTTACTTTCCCGGTGCGGATATAAAATGCACTATGACGCTTGATCTCGGTGATAACGGATTCAGCAACAGCAAAACATCCACAGAAGCAGACAGTGGCAAGTTACAGCTTGACCTTGACAGCCTGCTCGACTTCTGAGGTGCGGTAATATGAAAAAAGAACGTAAGGAACTTCTTATGCACAGCTTTCCGGCCGCTACAGCAGATCAGATGAGCAAAATGGAAGGCAAGGGAGCGGCAAACTACATAATATTTCTGACACGTGGTGCGGAATTGTTCGCAAGAGGGTATCACAGATATTCTAACGGTTATATCGTCGAGCGACAGCGCTATGTGTTTGCAAAAGACGGAGCAGTAAGATACGGTAGCGAAGACGGTAAGCGGTGGGACATTCGCTCAGAGTTTCGTGAGCCGGTCTTCTGCTCAGCTTCATACGGGTATAGCTTCAACAACTCGTATAAAATCATCAACGAAAAGGCGATAAGCCGGTCGGATATGCGATACAGTCAGTACGATAAGTATGCGGGAGATCTGCTGATGTGCTATCTGGACCTGTACTGTAAGCATCCGAATCTCGAATATTTGCTGAAGCAAGGTTATGACCTGATTCAAAAAAATTATACAGGCTTTTGGGGCAATACGGCAAAACTTACATTGCCAAGTTATATTAACTGGAAAAGTAATAATCTTCTTGAAATGCTCGGCCTTACAAAATCCGAGTTCAAAGCTCTCAAAGGGCAGGAACACTTATACGGCGCTTACAGGATAAATAAGGAGCATTTTCCAAAAGTGACACCGGAAGACCTGATACTTATATCTAAAGTCTTTGACTATGAATACGGAACGCTGAAACGCTTTTTAGACGCAACCGGCGCAACACCGCAAAGAATGTCAAGATACCTTGCCGATAACCAAATAAACACAAGAGATTACAGCGATTACCTTGACCAGTGCAAACAGCTCAGATACAACACTAAAGATACTGCGATATGCTTTCCGCATAATTTCGAGGCAATGCACGAAAGACTGTCGGCAACTATCGAGTATCAGCACGATAAAGCGGTAAGAGCAGAGTTTACAAAGCATATTGAGGAACGCAAACAGCTTGAGTTTTCTGACGGAAATCTGATGATAGTACAACCGAAGCAGCTGTCGGATATAGCTTACGAAGGTAAAGCTTTAAGCCATTGCGTCGGCGGATATGCCGAAAGGCACGCAAAAGGCGCTCTGAGTATAATGTTCATCCGTAAAAAATCCGCGCCGGACAAGCCGTACTATACAATGGAAGTCTCAGCGGACGGAAAAATCGTACAGGTCAGAGGAAAACGAAACATAGCACCGGGCGAGGACGTAGATACGCTGATCAAAGATTACATGGCGTATCTTGAAAAGATTTTCAGCGATAAAAGGAGGAAAACAACATGATAATTCCCGGACTTCGCACACCGCCTGCGGATACAGAAAAGGCGGTAACAGACGATTATGTCAAGGCAGTAAACCTTAACTATCACATTAAAGCGGCGGCACAGGTAGCACAGCAGAGCCTGTATGAGATGTGCATAGGCTTTAAAGAGATGAGGGACAGCAAGCTCTATAAGGAACTGGGGTATAACACATTCGAGGATTACTGCGAAAAGGAAACAGGAATCAAACGCAGACAGGTTTATCGTTATATAGAAGTAATAGAGAAATTGCCGTCTGATTTTGTGTCCCCGGGGACACAAATCGGAGTGAAAAAGCTCTATCTTTTATCTTCC